CACGCCATTGGAACCCACTGAGGAATATCCGGATGCTGTTGATATGGATGATGAAAGCATGGAGGAAGTGGAACGTATGAGATCTTGTTATTTGAGTGGTAAACGTGCACATGTTTGTGCTCGCACCGCTCTTAAGGATGAGCCTACAAAGCTCACCAAAGACAAGACTCGTATTTTCTACGTACTCAATGCTTCTACCCAATATCTTATTAGAAAATATTTTCTAACTATTTGTGCTGGTTTGTCAACCATTCCATTGGAATCTGGTTGTGCAGTTGGAATTAACTGTCAAGGTCCAGAATGGGATGAATTGATTTCTCATGTTACGCAATATGGTTCGAATAATATTTTCGCTGGAGATTATTCTAAATTTGATCTCCGATTGCCTGCTCAAGTGATTAGAGCTTCTTTTGAATGCTTTATTCGCATTGCGAAGGCTTTTGGTTATTCAGATGAGGATATCTTGATAATGAAAGGTTTGTGTGCTGATATTTCCAACCCGACTATTAGTTGGAATGGCACGTTATTGATGTTACAAGCTTTGCATTTATCTGGAAGTAGTCTTACAGTTTATATCGGTACTATTAGTAGCCAGTTAATGTTGCGTACTCATTGGTATGACCAATGGTATTCGACTCCAAAATTGACTGGTATACCTTATACCGTTGTCCCGGCATTTAGAGACTTTGTGTCTGCTATGGGATATGGAGACGATCTCTTCGGAGGAGTTTCTTCTAGGGTTTCTGACCTTTTTAACCATGTTACGTATGCCCGTTTCATGGCTAAGCATGGTATGTTGTTTACTATGCCTGATAAAGAATCAGAACCTGTGCCTTTAATGAATATTGACAATGTTGATTTCCTAAAGCGTAAATCTCGTTATGCATCCGAACTTGGATGTAGAGTTGGCGTTTTGGATGAGTTGTCGATTTTCAAGTCGCTTCATGCTGTTTTGCTTTCTAAGGATTTGACTCCTCAGGAAGCAGCTGCAATTAATATTGATGGAGCGATTAGGGAATTTTATTTCCACGGTAAGAAAGTATTCAATAAGCGTATAGGTCAATTACGTGAGGTTGCAAAGGATTGTGATCTTACTGACCGTTGTTCTAATTTGGACACTACTTTTGAGTACTGGACTGCTAAGTGGAAGCAGAGGTATAGGAATGGTCCTCCAATTGATGACAGAGATGTCTTCAAACTGGATGAGATTGTTTTTATTGCCCCTGAATAAATTTGGTGTCACCCTTTGTGTGGCCGGGCCTTGGACAAAGTCCCGTTAATGTACAAATGTCCTTTATGTATTGATTACCTTTATTTTACATGTTTACCTATGTGTGTATTTTAATTGCTTGCATATTGTGTCGTCATCCTCGTATGGCACCTCTATTTAGAGGAGATTGACAATCGAATCTATAGGAAATCCGGACTACTTTAACACGAGTAGTTACGGCTTACATAGTGTGTTACTGATACTAAAAATTCTATTGAAATGAATAATTCTGATAATTATGATACGAATTATCAGTATACTCAATCTGCTTCTATGCAGAGTGATCCTATCGTATCATTTAATAATGCTGACACGAGATGGATGCATGAAATTTTATCCAATCGCGATCCCACGTATATGTTGAGTAAGCGTGAGGATGGTGATTTGGGAGCATTCCTATCTCGTCCTGTTAAGATTTATTCTGCGACTTGGTCTACTGGAGTCGGGTTCTCTGCTGAGATCGATCCTTGGTCCTTGTTTTTGAATAATCTTAACGTTAATAGAAGGATAGAAAATTACTATTTACTTCGAGGCGATCTTGACTTGAAGATTATGATTAATGGTAATCCCTTTTATTACGGCAGGATGTTGGTATCTTATAATCCTTTATCTACATTTAGGCTTTTTGATGCCCTTCCTGGTGAGGGCTTGTATGTTTATCAAGCCTCACAAAGACCGCATATCTTTTTAGATCCTACTACCTCTACTGGTGGCAATATGTGTGTTCCATATTTTTATCCCAAGAATTGGGTTAGTTTACCATATGGTGAATATGATAAGCTAGGAACTCTTTCGTTTACCAGTATTGCTGACTTGCAGCATGCTAATAGCGCTGCTGGATCTGTTAATATTGTTGTGTTTGCTTCTATGAAGAATGTTGAATTGACAATTCCTACGATTAATGGTGTTGGTACCATTTCTCCTGAAAGTGGGTTAGCACCCATTTTGGAGGATGGTGATGTTGAACTTACGCCAATACTATTGCATCGTAGAAGAGAGCATTTTAAGGAAGCTCGGCGCAAGTACCAGCGTTCGTTGAATAAATATCTCAACGCTCGTATGGAGTTTACTCTTGCTGCCGATGAATTATCGAAATTAGTACAGCGTGAGTATCCGATGTTAAAACCGGATCTTCGCCCTGTTACTGATGAGTTTTGTCGCTCCATTTCTGAAATTCTACCCGAGTCTGGAAAGGCTCCGGTTGGAAAGAAGAAAGGTGGTGGCAAATTAAGCGGCTCTAGTTCTGGGAATGATGAGTATGGCAAAGGTATTATTTCTAAGCCTGCATCTATTCTCGCTAAAGCCGCTGGAGCACTATCGAATGTCCCTACAATTGGTCCTTATGCCATGGCGTCTAAGTACGCTTTAGATGGTATAGCAAATGTAGCACGTATTTTTGGATATTCGCGTCCTCCGGTAGTCTCTGAAATTGTTCGATATAAGCCTTTACCAGCAGGTATTATGGCTAATGTTGACATGGATGAGGCAGTTGTGAAATTGTCGTTAGACACTAAACAGGAACTTACGATCGACCCTTCTACGGTTGGTTTGGAAGGTACTGATCAGATGTCTTTCTCACATATTTTACAAAAAGAATCATTATTTTCTGCATTTCAGTGGGAGGAGTCTGATGCGTCTGAAGATGTTTTAGGTCGCATTAATGTTACCCCTGCTTATTTCAGAACTTCTGGAGCTTTTCCAGGAATTGGTGGTTCTGCTGTGTGTATGCCGATGACTCTTATTTCGCAATTGTTTAAACATTGGAGAGGTTCCATTGTTTTTCGGTTTCAAATTGTAGCATCAGCTTACCATAAGGGTAGGTTGAGGATTACTTATGATCCCTACTCTTGTTCTACTTTTCCTTCTGAAGATTATAACGTTGCTTACAATCGCGTTATTGATCTTGCAGAGGAAAGAGATTTTGAGCTCACTGTGAATTGGGCTCAACCTGAAGCTTGGAAAGAGGTTCCTGGCATCAACGGTTTATCAGTTTCACAACTGGTGAACGTTGCTGGCCTGTTGCCTCTTCCTGAGAATACTAATGGGATGTTGCAGTTGGCAGTGATTAATGAACTTACCACTCCCAACACAGCTCTAACTAGACCGGTTCAAATTAATGTTTTTGTTCGAGGCGGTCCAGATTTGGAGTTTGCAAACCCAACTGATGGAAATATTGATACGTTTTCTTATGGCAATCCTTCTAGCCCGGAGGATGCTTTGGGACGTGGTGCTTCGTTTATAGGAGATGATTCTATTAAGCCCGAGTCCGGTGAGGAAACTACCGATACTGAGTCAGCCGTTATTCAAGGAGATGGCGGCGATGATACTGAGAATTCACCTGTTGGCGTTGAAGGAATTAACGCTGTTGGTGGTCTTGAGATTCTTCCATCTGAAAATTCACTTATGATTTATATGGGTGAAAAAGTTACGTCTTTACGTTCGTTATTTAAGCGGTACAATTGGCACCAGTTGTTAGCAATTCCTGGTAGCAATAATAGTACTGTTATTATCAATTATTTGATGAATTTTCCAGCTTATAGGGGTTATGCTCTTGCAGCGCGTACAGTTGACGCTGTAGCGGCTCCCTATAACTACGTCAATAATACATACATGACTTGGTGTGTACCTGCCTTTTTGGGTTGGCGTGGTGGTATTCGTTGGAAGTATCATAATATTGGATTGGATAATCGAACGATGCTGACAGTGTCTCGTGACACTAGCAGTATCGAAGCTGATGGTCAGACTCAAACTGTCATCAGTTTTCGAAATAAGATTTCTCCTTGGGTAGCCGAAGATGGTTGTAAGGCACAAAATGGTCGTGCTGGAGCCTTGGCTACTCAGTGTTCTCCAGGTGGAGTTTCAGAGGTTGAATTACCTTTTTACTCTGAATTCCGCTTTGCACACACTCATGATTTAGGAGTTAATCATGTTTTAACCAATAAACCAAATGGATTTCATCATGCTGTTGAAGCGTGGTCACAATATGGTTCTACAGAAGTAACTCAAGCTCTCATTCGCACTTCTTGTGCGGTTGGAGAGGACTTTAGTTGTTTCTGGTTTATTAATTGTCCTACGTTTTATTCGTATGATGATCCACCTGCACCCACATCTTAATTGTATGTGGTTGCTTTGTATATTAGTGTATATTAGTATATGTATATTTATAGTTTTTGTATAGGCGTCGAAATACGCTTTGCAGACTTTACAAAACCTACGGGCGGCCCGTGGGTACCAACTTTGTTGGTGGTATTATTACCTCGCCGCGTCTTTTATTTGACTGAATTTGTCAATTAGCTGCACGTGGTAGTAATACCCGTGTACCTAGTTGGATTTATAGGTCGCAAATTTAAGGATGCGTCGGAGTCCCCTTGTGGGGCAGGCCGAT